GCAATACTCCCACCACCACCACCAACACGCAGCCAAGTCCTCTTATACTTCACATAAAGCGAACTATCAGCGGGGCGAATCAGTATCTGCGAACTATCAGCCGCAACTCCGGCAGCCGTGTCTTTAGTGGGAATCCCCAATCCATTAACGTAACGCACTTTACTACCTGTTTGCTGCCATTGTGCACTAGCTGATAGCGAACATAAAGTGAGGGTAATTAGTAATAATCTTTGTAACATAATTAAGGTTTATTGTACTAAAATAATAATTTTCTCTCCGGTAAAGAATGGCACTCCGGCATCTACTTCGAGTGTTCCGGATGCAATAGTCCACTTCGCCCCAGTACCTGGTACACCCGAATAAACAATGGTCTCAAACGATGTGCCACCCCGACTACCGTATAGCATGGTCTTACCTGCGCCACCCGGTATAACGATGGATGTTTCACCACCCCCAGCAGTATATTGCAGCACCTGCGTTGTTGTACCGCTAATAACGATGCCTGTGGGCGTTATGGTTGTACCTGCTAATGAATATGCCCCTGTACCCTGCCATGTAGCTTGATAGGTTGCAATGTCCTTGTTATTGCCTTGCAGGGATATTGATTGCAACCAACATAATCCCGATACGATTACCAACCCTCCGGCAGTACCGTTATCTACCACGAATTTGAAAGATACTATCTCCCTGGCAAGTTGGGAATTGAGCATAAATAGGTACGAATAATCATCAAGTACCACCAATCCATCCGCTGATATACTCCACGTTGCTACATCCGGGCGTGACTCTTTGAACCATGCGGATGCGATTGAAGTGGTTTCCATCTCGTTTACATTAACGCTGAAAGTACAATTCCTTGCACACGCAATGAGGGTGTCGGTCATTGCGATACTATTGTATCTGTATAGGTTGAGTTTTTGTCCGGTTACTGGTGTCATTTGTTAGGTGTTAAAGTTTGCTTTGTACTAAAAGTTAAATTTGTGTTAGCAATCTGTAAAGCAGTACCATTGATTGTATTGTTTACATAATCAATAGTACACGCACCTAACACATACCTAAATGCACTTATTGATATATTTCCGGATGTGTCGGTTATTGCAAAGTTATTCACTAACCCAATAAAATAATTATCTGACTGATTAAATACATTGTACTGCGTAAACGATATGTTAACACGGGGTTTGCTGAATATGTTATAATACTGCGATAATAAAAGAAACGCAATTGATGAATAAGTAACTGAAATATCTCCATATCGTTGCCAATTAAATAATGCGGCATTTGCAGATGTGAGTAATGATTGCGATTGAGTACGTGAAACGATACCGGAGATTGCAGTATAGTTGCCCAACTTAACCGTTACCTCTTTTTTATACGGTGAACTTGTATTTACATTTTGAATAGTGAACTTTGAATAAAGGGATGTATAAGTTAACCTTGCATTGCCAAAGAATCCTTCGGTATGCGCTCCTCCTATTTGTGTACCTACTCTGAATGTAATCTCTAATGTTCCCGATGCAGGCGCACCGCTTGAATCAATAGTTACTCTTTGGGGGTTGGTAATATCTCCTACTTCGTATCTATAAGCCCCGGCAGATGTGGATGGGTTGTATAACCATTCCGGGTCTGCTCCGGCTGCTTTGGTGTACTTGTAAAAGTTACCACTACCGACATCTATCTTTATTTCGATATGCAGAAATGTAGCACCACCCGTACCGCCATACGCATCAAATGACAAGTTAACCTTATCGTATTGGTCTATCAGTACCGGAGTTGATACAATTACCGTATTTGTACTACCTCCATCTAAAAATAGTCCTGTTACTCCATTAGTAGTTTGCACATTCACCGAGCCACTTGTGCCAATTGTTGTAGTCCAATTATCCGGTGTGCCATTCGGAGCATTGGCAGCAATGTTGCTTAATTTACTGAAATCCCCGTTAATCAGTTTGTTGTAATTGTAATCAATATCACCACTAACCTCTACTATCGGAAATCCCTTTGATAGTATTTTCGTTTGCGAATTGTTTACAAAGTAGAACGGAGTCAGCGCATCGTTTTGGTATGGCTGAATTGTATAGTTTAGTGTTTTGGTATAGGCAACATCCGCCGAAGTATCTTGATCCGTTTGGAATACCCTGATTGTATTACTTGCCCTTTCATTCACCGATGTAATCCACCACTCACCGCCCGATTGATATATTTGCGCTCCGAATGCCGTGCAAATGATTTCTATTATATCGTAACAGGATAGATAAGCATCCGACCCTGTTTGCCAGTTACATTGAGTAACGTATATCTGCCGGAGTGCGCTTGTTGCATCCGATAACTGCGATGTATAATAATTAACGGCAAAGTTTACTTTGTAGCCGACCGGATATAATAAATACGAAAGGCAGTTGTTTATTGTTTTAACAATACTTTCGGTACTTGTAAGAAGTGGAACGCCTGGCAGATAGGTTACCGATTTAAGTTGCCCAATAGCATCCACACAAATTATATCAACAATAGTGCGTCCTGTGGTAAATGGTAGCGATATTGTATCCATCAAAATAAAGCCCTGCCACAACAGATACGTTGTACCACTTGCATAGAATTTAACAAAGTATTTTCTATCATCAGTACTTAGGAAGTCCGGCCAAGGGCCTGTAAACTCGGTAAAGTCTGCACGAATTGTGAATGTAGTCGGTAGTACGGGTTGGAATGGGTCATCGTTTGAGGCAAGGCAATCAAGTATAAAAGGACTTGTCGAAGTGTTAATCGGGTACGTTGCGCCCGTGTATAGTTTCTCCCATATTTCAGCCGTAAAGGTATGCCCCGATTTACCCGCTGCTGATAGGGTGTATTTCTTTCCGTATGCAGGCGGTATAACTGCCGGAGGGTTTTCTACCGGATTGCTTTCAGTACAAGTATCGCCCTCTGTAACCCGGCTAAAGTTAGGCGGTGCAGTAGGTATGCCGCCAATGTATATTTCAGCCGTATAATCAAGGTCAATATCCATGCAGTACCCTGTATCGAAATCTAATTTTGCGGTATTGTATCCTACTACTACATCGTTACCCGAGCAATCAACAAAACTGAAATAAACGAATCCATCATCCGAGGCGGCAAGGTCGGCTGCTATAACATCAATTACTACTTTCTTACAGGGCATTGTATTAAGTTGTTAATGAACGGAATGTGCCTGTCCTTTGTTGTGATAAGAATATATCGTTACCTCTGATAGTTCCCTCCACCACCACCCTACTCGCACCACCGCCACCCATTTGCGCAGCGGATGCAATGATTGATTTCATTTGATCGGGGCGTACAATGTGTTCAGTTCCATGGAGCATAACAGGGTAACCGGATTGGGGGCCGGAAACGGTACCGCCCTGAGAGAAACCTAATAACCCTTTAAACATCTTAAAAAACCCACCTGTGCCTCCTTTAGCTAATGCGGCTCCTGTTGTTGCGCCTGGCAATAAAGCTAATATACCTTGAAAGATTGCAGCCTTTGCTGCTGCAAGTGCTATATCAATAGCCATCTTTTTAAACATATCTCCTAACGCTTGCCCTACGTTTTGCCCTTGCATCATAGCATTTACCAAAGTAGTAATACCAGTCATTGCGGTATTAGTTAAATTGTTTGCTATTTCTAATGTTTTATTCCTATCATCTTCAACTGTTTTTAGCCTTTTTTTGGCTTCCATTACTGCCAATGTGCTTAATAATTCAGGAGCTTTTTCTGGCTTTTGTATTTTTTCCTCCGGTGCTTTTAGAGTAAATGCATCTTGCCGCATTGATTCTTCAAGCATTTTACCGTGCATACTTGCTAAAAATGTAGCACGTTTTTTTGCATCTTCAGCAGACTTGTCTTTTTTGCCATCGTCTATCTTAAATGGGTCAACGGCTTTATCTGAAATCATTGCCAGTTTCCTTTGGATTTCTGCGTTTACTCTAAATCTTTCAGTTTCTACTCTTTTTTCTTCTTCAGCATATTTCTTTTTTTCTGCTAAATTCTCTTTGTATATTCCCTTACTTTTGGCTTGCATTTCAAGGTCTGCCCCAATGCTTTCTTTCTTTTGCTTTGCTAAATCTTCATCCAACTTTATAAGGGCATCGTAATCTTTCTGTATAGCATCACTCAATGCACGAGCCTTTGCGGTTTCAATAAGTGCATCTCTTAATTTTAGTTGCGCTGCGGCACCCTTACCTAATAAAATTTCTTCATCGGTTAATCCTTGCAAGTATCCTCCATAGTTATCTCGCAATTGTTTTACTGCTTCTAATCTTGCCTTTCTTGAAATATTATCATTTGTGGCAGTAGCAAATAAAATATCTAACTGCGACATTTCTTTTGCTAATGTTTGGCGGTATTCTTCATTTGCCTTTGTAGCATCTTCAGTCGCTTTCTTACTATCACCCATCCCCCGTGTCCACGCCCCAAATCCAACCTGTGCAAATGTCAACGCAGTTACTATACCACTAAACGCCAACCCTGCCGCACCTGCTGCCGGGAGTAATTGAGTAAGGTTGTTTGCAATACCATTAAACCCATACGGCAAATCCTGTATAACACGAGATAGGCCGGTGAAGTCTTTGCCCATCTTTCCGGCTGCACCGCCTGCTTTAGCCCCAGCAACAGATACCCCATTCAAAGATGTAACCGTTTCCCTCATAGCAAGCAACGCCTGCTTATTATCAGCCGTTAATACTATCTTGAGTGTTTCTACTGCCATATCAAATTGCTTGAGAAAGTTTCTTCATGTTTTCGATGAACTGCTCCGTTGTTAATCTCTCCCCTCTATCCGGCATCTCATCAGTTGACAAAGGTAAGAAGTCTTGTATATCTTTTCGCTTGCCCGATTCGGTGTTAGTGCAATAAATGATATAAGCTATCATCCTTGTACGCTGCCATTCTGCTAACTGCTTCGCTTCATACCCTTTCCTGTAAAGCAAAAATTCTCGCCATGTCAACCGCCAAAACTGCTCAATCGTTAGGCCGGATTCAATGGCGAGAACCAAAATTTCATCCCAAGTCTTTTCCCTTAACTTTTTTTTTCTTCCTGTGGCTTTTCTTCCT